GACCATCAACTTTAGCACCATCTTCTGGAAAATATTATGCAGAATTTAAAATTATATCAAATCCAAATGTTTATACTGTTTTTGGAGTAGCACCTCAACAATCATGGAATAAATTTTATGATGAAACAATAGGTGCAGGTTCAAGTTCAGAAGCAGAAAGTGTTGGATATGATAAATCTGGTAGTGTTATAAAAGGTAATTCAACAGTTTATTCTGGCTCAAGTTATACAACTAATGATATTATTGGAGTAGCTTTAGATTTAGATAATTATAAAGTTTATTTTTCTAAAAATGGTACATGGCAAAATAGTGGTGTTCCTACAAGTGGTTCTACTGGTACAGGTGCAGTTTCTTTAAATTCAGCATTATCAGATTGGTCAATTTCTATGTCAATATTTAGTACAACAGCTTCTGTAAATTATGGCAATGGCTACTTCGGAACAACAGCAGTATCTAGTGCAGGAACTAACGCAAGTGGTAATGGAATATTTGAATATGATGTTCCAACAGGCTTTACTGCTTTATCAACAAAAGGATTAAACTTATAATGGCATACACAACAATTAATAAATCTACAGATTATTTTAATACTAAACTTTATACAGGAACAGGAAGTTCTAATGCTATTACTGGTGTAGGATTTCAACCGGACTTAGTTTGGTTAAAAGGCAGAAGTAATGCTAATTGGCATTGGTGGACTGATGCTGTTAGAGGAAGTTCAAAAAATATTTTTAGTAATTCAACCCAAGCTGAAGGAACAAATGCTGATGGTATAACAGCTTTTGGTTCAGATGGTTTTACTCTTGGTACTAATACAGATGTAAATGGTAATGGAAATACTTTCGCATCATGGAACTGGAAAGCAAATGGTCAAGGTTCATCAAATACAGCAGGTTCTATAAATACTACTTACACTTCTGTTAATACAACAGCAGGATTTTCAATATGTAAATGGACAGGAACAGGAAGTGCAGGAACTATTGGTCATGGTTTAGGTGCTGTACCTAAAATGATAATAATTAAAGATTTGTCTAATACTAGAGATTGGTTTGTTTATCATGCAAGTGTAGGAAATAATAAAAGATTAAAATTAAATGATACTGTTGCAGAAGGAGCTTCTACTGTATTTAATAGCACAACACCTACTTCTTCTGTTTTTTCTATAGATGGTTCAGTATATGTAAATAATTCTGGTTCAAATTATATTGGCTACTGTTTCGCAGAGAAAACTGGTTATAGTAAATTTGGTAAATATACTGGTAATGGTAATGATGATGGTAGCTTTATTTACACAGGATTTAAACCATCCTTTATTTTGGTAAAGGATAGTAATGCAGATGGTGTTTGGGAACTTTTTGATAATAAAAGAACTTCTTACAATGGACTTGGTATTTTTTTAAGAGCAAATTCAAATGCTTCAGAAATAACAGATAACAATTACCCAAATCCAGACTTTTTATCTAATGGTATTAAGTGGAGAAGTCTTGGTGGTGGAGTAAACGATAATGGTCACACATACATCTACATGGCAATAGGTCAATCATTAGTAGGTTCAAACAATGTACCATGCACTGCTAGATAATTATGGCTAATCAATATAAATTTAAAGGGGTGGCTTTAGCTACAACTAATGAAACCCCTCTATTAACATCAGGATCAAAAGAAGTTTTAATTGTTAAATCAATTAGAATTACAAATAACACAGGGAATACTCCAACAATATCTATGGATATATTGGATAGTTCTCAAAGTAATGCTGAATTTACTATTTTAAAAACACAATCATTAACAGCTAATAGTAGTGTTGAAATTTTAACAGTACCTTTAGTGTTAGAAAATTCAGATATTTTAAAGGCAACAGTTTCATCAAGTGATTCAATTCACATAGGAATAAGTTATTTAAATATTACATAATGAAAATAGTAAGAATACCCACATCTAATTTAGATGAGGTTTGGGTATTGGTTAAAAAAGATATAGCCAATGCCTTAACCTATTCTGGAGATAATCATAATGCACAATTTGTATTAGACACTTTAAGAAAAGAAGAAATGCAATTATGGATTATTTGGGATAAAGACAAGCCTACTACAAAAGAAAAATATTTTGGTGTAGTAGTTACAGAAATAATAAAAAGAACTTTAAGAAAAGTTTGTCATGTATTTATAGTGACAGGCAATCAAAGACAAAAGTGGATTCCTCTTATTCAAGTATTAGAAGAATTTGCAAAAGAAAACGAATGTGATGGAATGGAACTTATTGCTAGACCTGGTTGGCAAAAAGTTTTACAAAATTACAAATACAAAAGGACTCATGTAGTTCTTGAAAAATCAATAAACAAAAAGGATAAATAAATATGTCATTCGGTGGTGGATCAAGTGGTGGGAATGGGACGCAAGTTGTAAAAAACGATCCTTATGATCCTGCAAAACCTGCTCTTAATCAAATTATTTCAGAGTCAGGAAACTTATATAATCAAGGAGTTGCTGCGGCTGGTTATGTTGCACCGACTACTCAAACTTTACAAGGCCTAGCTGCTCAAGAAAATTTAGGAGTAGCTTCTCAACAACAATTACAAGATACTTTAGCAGGGAATTATTTAAATCCTTTTTTACAACCTTTGCTACAAAGTTCAGCTAATGATATTGCTACTTCAATTAATTCAGAATTTAGTGGAATGGGCAGAACACCAGGCTCTCCTGTAAATCAACAAATGATTATGGGAAGTATTGCAGATGCTGCGATGCCTTTAGCTTTTCAACAATACAACACAGAGAGAGCAAATCAATTAAACATAGCTAGTAGTACACCAAGTTTAGTTCAAACTGGAGCGCAGTTAGAAAATCTTGAAAGACAAAAAAACATGGCTCCGTTTAGTGCCTTACAACAATATAGTTCTTTAGTTAATCCTATTGCAACAGGATTACCACAACAAAACACAACAAGTAATACAGATCCAAACAGATTTACTCAAGCTGCTGGTGGTGCATTAATTGGATCACAATTAGGAACTATGGGGGGTGCTGCATTTGGAGTTCAAGGTGCTATTGCTGGTGCATTATTAGGGGGGTTATTATAATGGAAAAAATAAATAAAATAATTTATGATTTAAAAACAGATATAGATAACAATACATCTAAATATATTATTATTCTTGGTGTGTTATTTGTAGTTTCAATAATTTTATAGGAATTTTAAATGCTTTTAGAAAAAGACTTTGTAATGCAAGGTGGCGTTAGAAATTATCTAGGTGAAACTGAAGAAGTTCAAGCACCTAAATATTGGAAATCATCACCTGAATCACCATCAACAGAATTAGCTTACATAACTGAAGCTGAAAAAGGTTTGTTGCTAGACGCTAATTTACATGGCTCTTTAAAAAATGATCAACCGAATGTCGGTGCATCTGGTCTATTAAGTTATGATGGTTTTGGATCAACTGATCCTGGCCAAAATAGAGCTGGTGGTGATGTATCTAGTTCAATGGACAGAGGTGGTAATGACAATAATCAATCATCATCTGGTGGTGGATCAACTCAAGCATATCAAGGAATTACAGACACTTCTTACAATACTGCTATGACTCAATCTCAACAAGATACTGCTGTTGCACAAAACATAGTTGATCTTGTAGATCAAGGTGTAAATATTAATGATGCTTTAACTGGAAAAACTAGATTTGAAAGAATTACAAGTTCACCATTTATTACTTTAAATATTTTAAAAGAAATTATCTCTCCTTTTGCCAATGCTGCAAATAAAAAAAGAAGAAATAAATATATGTCTACAGCAGATATAAAAGCATACGAATTAGGTACAGGATTAAATTGGAATCCTAATGGAGTTATTGTAGAGGGATCACCTGAATATAATTATTTATTTAATGAAACAGATTATCGTAGCACACTAGGTGATAATAATAATAATAATGATGGTGGTGGTGGTGGAAATAATAATGTAGTTTTATATGATAATCCTGAAGATGTAAAAACTATTGAAACAAATGAGAACTCAATGGTTAATGATTATTTTAATAATAATTCAACAAACACAGTTTCTAAAGGACTTTTAGAAAGATATGAAAAAGCTAAAACAGATATAACTGCAAGAATAAATACAATGAATGACAATCAATATGGGTTAAATAGAAATGGCCATACGCCATTTACACAAACAAACACAACAGGTAATCCTTTTTTTATAGATTACCTTAAAGATCAGGGGTTAATTTAATGAGTATATTAAAAGGTTTATTAGAGAACGAAGATTTATTAATAGGTTTAGGTCTAATGAGTGAAGGTGCTAAAGGAAAAAGTTTAGGTGAGGCAGGAATGAACTCTGTTTTACAAGCTGCGAAAATAAAAAAAGCCTTTGCCCCAACTCTTAAAAAAACTAAAGGTGTTTTAAATACTTTAACAGGTGGTACACAATTTGCAACAGAGGCAGAAATTCAAGCTAGTAATGGAACTCTAATACCTATTCCTTCAAAACCTAATAATACTAATATAAATGTTGATGCTTCATCAAAAAAAGAAAGTAAATTTAATGAAATAGTTGGAAAAGGTGAAGGTGAATTTGTTAATACTGTTAAAGATGATGGTAATAAAGCTATGGAACAAAACACATCACTTGAACTTTTAAGCGAAGTTTCTCAAGAAATAGAAACAGGAGCAGGTGGAACAACATTATTAGATATTGCAAAACTTGGTGAAAGATTTGGAATAGATACTAACTGGTTATCAAGTTATGATAAAGGAGAAGGTTTAAAAGGAACTATTGCAAACGCAGAAGTTTTACAAATTTTATCTTCTTCATTTACTTTAGACGCTATTAGCAAAACTAAAGGATCAATTTCCGACAAAGAAATGACATTTTTTATGTCACTAGCACCTAGTTTAAGTATGAGTAAAGAGGGTATTAATAATGTAATTGAAATTAATACAGCTATAAATGATAGAAAAATACTTAAGGCTCAAGCGATTGAAGAATGGACTTCAGATGGAACAATGCCTGGATCAAAAAAAATGGTTGATGGTAAAATGCAAACTTTTAACCAAATGTGGAGTGGCTATGTTAATGCTAAAGGTAAAGATGGTGAATTATTAAATCCTTTATTTAGTAAAGAAGAAAAAGCTCAAATGTTTGATTTATCTAAAAAAGTTGATTTAGCAGATGGTGCTAAAATTGAAATAAAGAATGGAAAAAAATATTACGAATTACCTAATGGTAACTGGATGTGGATTGGTTACGAATAATTAAAAAAGGAATATTATGGAAATAGGTCAAATAGTTACAGATGAAGAATTAATTAAAAATTTAAATGCTCAAAGTGAAAAAAAGAAAGTTGAAAAAGAATACGATATTAAAGAAGGTGAAATTGTTCTTGATCAAAAAACTATTGAAGAATTAAACGCCCAAAAATTAAAAAAAATAGAAAAAAAAGAGAGTGAGCCTACTTGGTTTGAAAAAATGCTAGATGTAACTGTTGACGCAGTTACTGGAGATAGCAAAACTGAATTTAAACAAATGGGTGAAGTGTATCAAATTAAAACAGATTCTTTGGCAAAAGGTTTAGCTTTAAATGTTGGTTGGTTATCAAATGCTAATAGTGATGCTAGACTTGATATGATCATGAAACAATATCCAGGTACAGTTTTATCTAAAGACAAATTTGATAATATTATAGTTACCCTTCCTCAAAACACAGTTAAAGATGGTAATAATAGTTTCTATCTTGATAAACCTGGAATTAGTGTAGATGGTTTTGTTAATACAGTTGGTATGACTTTAATGTATATTCCAGGTGCTGGTTGGGTTGAAAGAAATGTAGCTAAAGGAACTATTGCTAAAGTTGTTGCTCATGGTGGAAGTGCTATGGCCACAGGTGGTGCAAGTGATGTTATAAGCTATACTCTTGGATCAAAACAAGGTGAAGGAATGATTCCTATTCTTGAAGAAGATAAAGCATTAATAAATTTAGTAGCAGGTGCAGGTGGTGAAAAAGTTGGACAATTTTTAAAAACTTGGAGTGGTTTTAATGCAGTTAAAAATGTAGTTAAAAATCAAATTCCAAGTAGATTTAATATAGCATCAGGATCTGGTCTTTACTTTGATAATAAGGGAACAGTTACAAACGCTACAATAAAATTAGCAAAAGAATATGGTGCTAATGATAAAGTTTTGGCCAATAAGACTTTAATGGTTGACTTTGCTAAAGCACTTGAATCTGGTTTAGATAAAACAACCGCAGGAAATATGGTAGGTCTAAATGAATTTGGAATATCTATTTGGTTGGCTCAAGCTAGTGGTAATAAAAAAGTTTTAAATAAAATTCAATTAATGAGGGATGGTGCTTATGGTGATGATATTCAAAAAATTATACAAGCACAGGATGATAAACAATTAAAACAAGTATTTGAGTATCTTGGTAAATATAGATCAAAATTATTAAATCAAAAAAATAGTGTTGATCAAATTCCACCTAATATGAAAAATGAAGTTGGAAAAAATGTTGATGAAAATATTAAACAAGTTGAACAACTTATAAAAGAAACAGAAGAAAAAATGTATAATAGTGTTCAAGCTAAATATTCAGCTGTAGATAAAAACGCTAAATTAAGTTTTAAAAAACCTGTATTAAAAAACTTTACATATCATATTAATAAAGCCTTGCTAGACGCTGATGATGGAATAGGACAAGTATTAAATAAAGAACTTATGCCTCAATCTAGTGTGGTTATGAAAAGTTTAAATAAATTTATGTCATCTTTAGAAAACAAAAATTTATCTAAAATTACAGTTGGAATGTTAGAAACTGAAAGAAAAAAAATAGTTAAAATGATGTCAAATATGCCAAATGGTGTAGATAAATCTGCGTTAATGGTTATTAAAAAAAGGTTTGATGTTTTTTATGATGACGCTATTGAAAAAGGTTTAACAAGTGGAAGTAAAGATGTTTTAGACGCAGTTAAAAAAGCTAGAGCTGCTAACACAGAATTTATGAAAACTTTTAGTGTTTCAAATATTACTAAAAAAGGTGTTAAGCAAATAGATTCAGGTGGTAAATTTGTTAGAAATGTAATTGATGGTGATTATACTTCTACAGAAATTGCTAATTTTGTTTATGGTAATTCAGCATCTGGTAAAGCATGGCAAGACAAAAGTGTTAAAGTAATTAATAAATTACATGACATATTTAAACCAAATACAGAAGGCAGACAATTAATTAAAGATGGTGCTTATTTAAGAATCATTCAAAATAGTTTTAAAAAACAAGGTAGTAGAGAAGTATTTGATCCTATTCAATTTGTTAAAGCTACAAATGAGGCTTTTAATGGAAGTGGAAAAAATGTTTCAAAACTTTTATTTACTCCCCAAGAACAAAAACAATTATTAGCTTTTGCAAAAGAAATTGAAAGCAAAATACCTAGAAAAACTTTTGTCAATGCTGATGAAGGTGCAAATGCTTTTATGGGTATTTGGAACTCTTTCGCAAGAAGTGCAGTTGGAATTGCAGGTTTTCAAACTTTTGGCATACAAGGTACTATTAGTGGAAGATTTTTATACGACTCTGTTGCAAAAAATAATGTTAAAGTTCAACAATTAAAAGAAATAGAAGAAGCTATATTTAAACTTGGAATACCAGAATCAAGTGGTGGTGCAGGTGTTGTTGATCAAGCAATAGAGAAAAGACCTATTTTAAAAAATGCAGAGGAAAATGTAACTTATAACGAAAAAGTTATACCTAATGCTTCAGCTTTAGAGGGTTATGGTGTTATTAAATCTTTAGATAGGTATAGATAATGGCCACTCAATCTCAAAAAAACTCTGAACAAATTATAAAATTACAAGGTGAAATAAAATTAATTCATAATAAAATTTCTGTAATTAAAGATAATCACTTGGCTCATTTAGATGCTAAAGTAAATTCAATTTATAAATTATTATGGGCAGTAGGATTGATAAGTCTATCAACCTTGCTCAATCTAATATCAAACCTAATAAGTTAAATAAAACTCAAAAAGGAACTATTGGAGAATATCAGTGTATAGCTGATTATACTAGACAAGGCTATTGGGTAGCCAAGTCATGTGATCCACAATGCCCTTTTGATTTAGTTTTGGTAAGCCCTGATGGGAAGATTGAACTTGTTGATATAAAAACAAATACTTACAGGAAGAATGTCAAGTCTTATAGGCGTAAGATTTGGAGAATACCCTCTGCCAAACAAAAAAAATTAGGAATCAAAATAGTAATGGTTGATCATGGAAACTAACTTATGGAGTTTAGATATGAATTATTATTTTACAGGTGTTTTGATAATACTTATGACGCTATTAGCGTTTTGCGTAAAACCAGCTAATTCAAAAATACAATATTTAAATTATGATTACAGAACAAACATCATTTAAAACAGATTTAAAAACTTTAGTAATGATAGCTGTTGGAATTTCAATAGCTGTGTGGACTTATGCAGAAATTAATTCAAGAATAATACACCTTGAAACATCTAAAGCATTGATGGAACAAGATTTACTTGAGGCCTCAACTCAAAAACCAATAGATCAAGAACAATTTATGTTAATTGAACACTTGGCTTTACAAGTAGAAAAATTAACTGAAAGAGTTGATGACATGATGCACAACAAAGTCATGATTAGTTCTATTGATAAAGATTTAGATAAAGCATTAAACGATATAGAAAAATTAAAAGATAGCGTTAGAGCAAATATTGGCAAACTTAATGGAGATCACTGATGGAACAAATGGTCATAGCTTTATTAATGCTAGTCAATAACGAAATTAAAGAAGCAAGATTACAACCTGATTTAAGTTCTTGCCTAAAAGGAAAAAGAATAGCCAACAGGGATGTTTCTAACAATGTTGAGTATAGATGTATTAAATCTAAAGCTGAACTTGAAACTAATATAGATGGCTCACAATCAATTAAGAAACTTATTTTAGAATAATGGATAAATATATAATTAAATTTTTAACAAGCATAGATAACTTTTGTAATTCTATTGCTAAACTTTTTGAATCTAAACCTAAAAAACGAAAAAAAAAGAAATGTAGAAATTGTCATTGTGGATGTCACTGCAAAGATGATTTGCACTCTCATCATTATGATGGTGATTTGTGTACTTGTTCAACCTGTAAATGTTAGGAATATATGCAGTTATCAAAACACTTTAAGCTAGAAGAATTTACTAAATCAATGGTGGCTACACGGAATGGTATAGATAATATGCCAGGATCTGGGGAAATAAAAAACCTAGAAAATGTGGCTTATGAAATACTTGAGCCAGTTAGAGCCAAGTTTGAAAAACCAGTTATTATAACAAGTGGTTATCGTAGCCCAAAACTTTCAGAGGCTATTGGATCAAAAACTACATCACAGCATTGTAAAGGAATGGCAACAGATTTTGAAATTATTGGAGTACCCAATATTCAAGTAGCTTATTGGATTGAAAACAACTGTGACTTTGATCAGCTTATTTTAGAATTTTATAAAAAAGGTGATGCAAATGCTGGTTGGATTCATGTGTCTTACAATGAAAAAGGTACTAATAGAAAACAAGTCTTAACATTTGATGGCAAGACCTATTCCAACGGACTACCAGAAATGGAATGGAAAGACGGAAAGGTAAAATCATAATGTGGTTAAGTGCAATTAAACTAGCTGTTCAAGCAGGTAGTCATATATATAAAAATAAACAAAAAACTAAAATGTTAATGGCAGATGCACAAATGCACCATGCTGAAAAAATGGCCAACGGTCAAGCAGAATATCAAGGAAAACTTTTAGAAAGTAGAAACTCTGACTGGAAAGATGAATTTATTTTGGTCTTACTGAGTCTGCCGATTGGAATGTTAGCATTTTCTGTATGGTCAGATAATCCAAAACACATGGAAAAGATGAATCTATTTTTTGAACATTTTGGTAATCTTCCGTTTTGGTATCAAACAATTTTTGTTGGTGTCATAGCTAGTGTTTACGGATTAAAAGCAACAGATTTAATTAAGAGAAAATAAGTGTGGTTAGTAACTAAAAAATTAATAGTCAAATTAAGAATGTTTTATGCAGATATAAGAGGCCATCATGGAAAAAGATGGGATTATGAGCCATCAGAACATTATTTAGGAAGAAAGAAAAAATAAATGGATTTTGTTTTAGTCATGGTTATTTGTAGTGTGATTGATGGAAACAAATGTCAACAAGTTCCTTTACCATTAGACAATTTTAAAGATCATTATGATTGTGTTTCATTCGGTTATGATTTTTCACACAAAATGATTTCTAATATGAGTAGAGAGTTTGTAAATAAACAAGGTGCTTACATGAAATTTGTTTGTGAAGAAATACCGAAAGTAAATACATAATGGCTGAATATCAAGGAAAAAAAGTAACACTCAATAAACCTTTTAGATTGCCTCAAGGTAGTTCTAAAAAGAGTGGTGTTTATGTAAAAAATCAAAAGACAGGCAAAGTTAATAAAGTTACTTTTGGTGATCCCAACATGAAGATCAGAAAAAACAATCCTAAAGCTAGAAAAAGTTATTTAGCTAGAAGTGGTGGGATTAAGACTAAAGGCCAAAAAACTCTATCTGCTAATTATTGGTCAAGAAAAGCATGGAGATAAATGGCAACTAAAAAATTATGGGCTAAACCTACAACTATAATTCAAGTAGGTGAATGTAGAGTATGTAATAAACCTATTACAAACGATATGAGTTTTTTAGCTTTTCATGACAAGACTCATGCTCATTTTGAGTGCGATAGAAAACAATACTTTAAACAACTAATAAAGGATAAGAATGAAAAAAGGTTACCACAAAACTAAATCTGGAAAAATTGCAAAAAAAGGTCTTTGGTTTAATGTAAATCGGAGAAAGAAAAAAGGTATTAGTCGGTCAAAAGCCAAAAGTACCATAAGTGCTAAAGCATATAGAACTTCATAGAATTTAAGAATAGGTGGCTCATATTATTATATGGCTTTGTTCTAACTTTGTTAGAGGGTTTGGGTGGGAAATTACATTTGATTTTACCTAGCATTGTGTTATCGTTTGATTCACATTGGTTATATGTAATGAATGTAAAAAAAATGAAAAAAAATATTAATTTTATACTTTTTCTAAAAAGAATAGGATTAAAGCTAGTTATTGGGGCTATACATTGATTAACAGTCAACTGCTCTACCAACTGAGCTACCGAGGAATAAACTTTTTAAACAATTATAAGGCTTATATATCTTTAATGATATGTAGGCCACTTTTTTTTACGGCTAAATATAAGGAAAAAGAATTTTTTTTTAAAAATTTATATCGAATCAATACTCTTAAAAAATATATTTTTATTATATTTTACAATAATAAAGGTTTATTGACTATAATTAAGGGTTTATTGACTATTGCAATTCGCTTATCATTCACATATAATCAGGTTATAAACAAGCGTATATAACATAAAGGAGAGATTATGGTTATGAAAATGAATACGATTGAAGGTCATAATGTTAGAGAACAAGAGGCCATTAGCCATGCTCAACATTATACTTTGGTTGACTACAAGCCTTTAGGAAAACAAAAGTCAACTGAATATAAAACTTTAGATGAGGCTATAACAAATGGAAAACTAATAGTAAGTAAAAACCCAAAAGCAAAGATACTTATTTATAGTGTTAAAGATACGAATTGGGCTTTACTTAAAACTATTAGAGAGGAGTAAAGAAAATGAGTACAAATAATGAAATAGAGAAGATTGAGAATGTATCAAGATCACTTGATATACTTGTGAGAAAAATGCACACTTTCAAAGATAAGCCTGACGCTGTATTTAAAACTAGCTTACCATTAATTGTCACTGATCTTTGTAAGAGTTGGAATGAATTAATTAAAAATGAAAATATAGGAGAGAGAAATGAGCCAAGAGAATACCCCCCAGAAAATAGAATATAATAATATTGAGCCTGTTGAAATAGATGGCAAAACTAAATGGAGAATTGCTTATACAGGTAGAGATAGTAAGCCTAAATTTTTAACAAGAATAAATAAAAAAGATTTAAAGTTAGCTATTGTTGATAAGATTGAAGAAGAAGGTTTTATTAAAACCAATTCTAAATCTTGGTTTTATGTTCAAGCATACGAACTATGGTACAATAGACAATTATATAAAGAAAAAAATTATGGAAAGCCTTCCAAGAGTTGTCTTAAAGATTATGATAGCTTTTATAGAAATCATATATTTCCACACTTTCAAAGCCAAGACATAAGATTAATTGATAAAAATAACATAGTTGATTTTGTAGATAATTTAGAGGAGAAAGTTAATAATGGTCAAATCAACTCTAAAACATTAAGTAAAATTTATAATGTATTTAAAACAATTATAGATTATTCAGTTAGTAAAAATAAAATTAATAAAAACCCTTGCAACTCTCAAGATTTTTTATCTGACATTGAAATATACAATAGAGAGTTTGATCCAATAGATTTTGATTATTGGACAATAGATAAAATAGTTCAACTAATAGAACTAATTCCTCATCCTCAAGTTAAATTATTATTTTTTATTATGTTAGAGACAGCTTGTAGGCCAAGTGAGGCTAGAGGTCTTGCTAGACATCATTTACATTTAGACTCTAATCAAGGTGCTTACATAACTATAAATAGTGCTGTAAAAAGAAATGGAACTTTAGGACTACCAAAAACTAAAGGTGGTAAAAGAGATTTAATTATTTCTTCAAGTTTAAGAGATAGATTAAGAAAATATGTAGATGAACTTCCAAAAGATCAAAATAGTCTATTTAAAAGTAATCTTAATCAATACATAGCTTTAAAGGTACTTATTAGCCATTTAGACAAGGCTTTAGCTAAAATGCGATTGCAACTACCTATTAATCGGAAGTGCTACTTTTTCCGCCACTACACAGCGACTTTGTGGGCTAAAAATAAAAAATACACAGATCCAATGGACTTGGCAAAAGCACTTGGAGATAAAGACATAAATTTTGTTAATCGTACCTACATCAAGCCTTATGAAACAAAAAGTTTGGAGTTAGACAAAAGCGATTGGCAAAATCAACAATTTAATTATTAGGAGAGATATGACCACAAAAAGTAATTTATATGTTTATAGGATTAAATTTGGCAATAAAAGAACAAAAAAAATAAAACTTAAAAAGTTTATTAATGCTGTAAATAATATGAGTTTTTCACAAAAGTTTTTTATAAATGAAAAAGATGCAAAGCAATTTGTTAAAAATGTGGAGTCTATTAAAAATGCTTGAGGCTTTTATAATTATAGAGTTGGTGGCAATTACTTATTATTTAATAACTAATTAAGCGTACCAATATTTATCGTAGTTCTCTTTATCATAGAGGACTACATCCCATTCTATTTTTTTTTTAATACTTTTTTTTGCAAATTCTCTAGCCTCTTTGTCCGTTGAGAAAACAACATTAGTGAATGAAGTGAATTTATCTTTAGGCTTATGAATTATAAAATACATATAAAAGAGAGAGAGGAATTAACAATAAGAGAGCTAAATAATGAAACCTCTCCCTCTCTATTTACAACTTATGTAAGCTAATTTAAATCCTTACTTGTAGGACTATCATCAAGTTGCTTACTTTCACTTAACAATTTTTCATCATCACACATATCAAGAGTGAATGTAGTATTTTGGCCAACATGAAGATCGTAAATGTTTGTAAATGAATCCAATGGAATATTTAAAAACTTACTAGCCAAAACCATTTTTAAAGTACACATAGTATTTGAGCCTTTTTCATATTTTTGAACTTGCTGAAAAGTACAATCTAATTTTTTACTTAATTCAGTTTGAGTGCATGGTCTTATTCTTTCTTTATTACTACCATCTATAATTATTTTTCTTCCTAGCCTTGCTTGTTTTAATCTTTTACCAATAGCTATATTTATTTCTTGTTGTTTGCTTGTTAAAAAAAATGATTTTTTATTGTTTCCCATCTTCTTTCTCTCCTTGTTTTAATTTAACTCTTGATTTTTCTAATTTAATGTCAATGACATCTACTTTAGCATTTTCACTTGGTTTATTTGATGAGTGGGCTTTCTCCACTGTTTCAAATTCTTCTTCAAACTTTGCATTAATTTCATAAAAAGATTCTTTAATAGCTTTGCTCATTAATGGACTTTCATTGTTGGATATTCTTTGTTAAAATGTAAGGTTGGAATTAAATTAACTTGTTTTCTTGATAATCTAATCTTTCTATGAGCTGACTTACCTTTAGAAATTAATCCTAACTTAAATAACTCTCCACATATTGCACCTGCTCTAGCCCTAGAAAAATTATGCGACTCTGCAATTTCTTTATAGGTAGGACTAAATTTTTTTTCTTGAGTAAAATTATTTATGTATTGGAGAACTTTCCATTTAATTTCACTTAAATAAATATAATCTTTATTCATTATCATCCTTCTTAAATAAATTTGTGACATTCTCTTTGGTTTGTTTTACATCCATTCCATCATCTTTTAAGGCTTTGAGGTAATTCAACAATTTTTTTAAATACCATAAGCATTTTTCTAAATCCATAATGATACTATCTACTGATGTTCCATGCTTTGCACCAAAACGAAAAAGGTGCTTTAGACCAGCACCCTTTAAGTAACCAATATTTTCCTCATGGGTTTGTTGAGATAAAATGGCATCACAAGTTGGTATGGCCTTTTTATAATGAGGTGGATTAACACTTTCGTTATCCATTAAAACGGAGCCTCATCTTGACCACCTTGCTCACCTTGTTCACCTTTAACATAAGGTGGTTTAATTTTTCCACTCATGTCAGGTTGTCCTTCTTTTGTCTTATTTGTATTAAGCCAAATAGCTACATCTTTTGCTTTGCCATCTACGGTCATCTTGCCCTGGTAATGTGGATAAGCCTTACCTGCAACATCAGTATCTCTTTTTTGTCTTTTCCATAACGCCAAACTATTATCGTATTTATCGTCAGCCATCTTATTTCCTTCCTTGTATTTGTGTTTTAAGTTTATTGTATTCTTGCTCAACTCTTAATTCCTCAAGAGGATCAAGGGCTATTTGTTTAAGTTCATCTAAATATTCATTTGATAATGATTGAATCCCTTGCTCAAATTTATTGACACCTACGGAGTGCTTTGCTTGTTCTTTAAGTTTAGCAATCCATTCATTAGCTACTATTTTTGTATCTTTAGTAGGTGTTGGAATATTTTTTATTACTTTTTTTACTTGTTTAGGTGGCTCTCTATCTTTAATAAAATCCTCTATTTCTTCCGCGGTAGCGATCTCATTACCCATAAAACCTAATATACTTAAGGCTCTACCAACGCTGACTGTTTGAGCCTTTTCAAACTCTTTATCTCTATTTAGCATTTGTTTTGATTCACCAACGCTTAATTCTTTGCCATCTAATAAAACACTTGCTCTAAATTTACTAGAGCCATTGGCCAACTCACTACTAAAAGTTACAATTTGTAATCTATTTCCAAAATATTCTCTTACAAATTTTATACGATAAGGAACTGTAAGGTATTCCCCTTTAGCACCTAGCTTTACATAATCGCTTTGCTTAATTCCATTTTTAAATTCTTGTATTGCACTCTCCAATGTTTTTTCTTTACTCATAGTTGTCCTTTATCTCTCATTTTTTTGGTTGGGTTTGTTATTTGTTCTTGTAGTTCTTGAATTTTTTTATCTTTGTCTTGAATTTCAACTCTTAATTGGCCATTCTTTTTTTGATGAGCATCATTAATTGTTTCCAAATCTTTAATTCTTTGGCGTAAAGGTTTTATAATTCCTTGATCATTCATAATATCCTCTAAATCTTTGAGTAATTTCTTTTGGGAAACCCTTCCACCAAAAACCATTTTTTCTTATTTCACTAAAGTCAGGCTTACAAAGTAAAGCCAAAACTTTTGGATCACCATTGGCAAACTCTAATTTCTTTTCCCAACATCTTTGATATAAAACTAATTCGTTATAATATTTTTCAAGATTATCTTTTTGTAATTCCTCACAATTATCAGGAGTAAAAAGTTTTCTATCATAATCACTTGCATAAGTTAAAAAGGGGATATGGTTTGGTAAAACTTTTTGATATAAGGCAATTTGAAGGCAATCACTATGAAATGGTTTGGTCGGACATTTCTTTTTTGTGTAAGACAATCCTTTTTTTGTAGTCATTACAGTTCCAAAAACATTTTTAATATCTCCAAAATAAGACTTCATTGTTTGATCAACTGCAGCACCAATTAAATCTACATAACATAAAAAATAAGTTTGGATTCTTCCTTGCTCATCCCAATGGGTAAATTCTTTTTCTTCTTCCCATTCTTGCTTTGGTAATTCATTAATATTATCTATGTGATTTTGAGAAATTAAATTTCTATTTTTAACTATGTTCTCAAATTTAAAACCATCTTTTTCATCAGTTGGTGTATAGTTTTCTATTCTTTCAACAATTTTTTCTATCATGATATTTCCTCAAGTTTTATTTTTTTAACTAAATGGGCTTGAACAATTTCATGAATCAAAGTTCCACCTTCAAATGAAGATGATTTTGGCATATTCATTTTTTCTTTAGTGGTCATTACGATATAATTTCTAAATCGTATATCTTCTGGAATTGTATTTTGTGATTTGGAAGTGTGTTTTAAATTAAATTTTTTATAACAGTCACCTATTATTTTGATTCTCTTGCTCATCCAAGAGTAATAAGCTAATTGATATTAAAAGTCAATTCACTTAATACTCAATGATAAGTGTCAATAATCGTAATATTGTGGGAAAGACGAATATTCAATTTGTGATGACCATGACAAATTAATATCTTCAATCAAGGGTTGGATTGTTTTACCTGTTGATGAAGATTTATCTAAAATATCATATCTTCCATTACTTCTAGGCTCTAAAAAACCTATCCAAATAATTTTAGTTTTTTTATCTTGAGCCAAACTAAATTTATTATCAGCCCCAAAATGAACAAACTTTCTAGGTTTAAATAATCTTATCATTCCATTTGATATAGGATTTTTTGAAGTAATTGCATGATAACCATTATATCTTGATGGAACACCAACTTTTTTCATTTCATTTTTTTTAAATAAACCAACTTGAGCATTACTATAACTTGCCCCAACTATATTAATATAATTTGATTCTCCTAAAAAATAATTAGGTGAAATAAAAAAATCTCCATTAGTTCTATGTTTGTTAAAATATTTAGATAAATCTTTTGCTAATTGAAAATGATCATAATATTTAGGTGCATTTTTAGGTTTATTAATTAACCTAGATATTTTAACTTCCATGTTAGCCCATTCTTTTTTTGGGTAAGTATCTTTAATAAAGTCTTGAGTTGTTTTTTTATATTTACTTTTTAAAAGTTCTAATCCTTCTTTTCTAAAATCATTATTATTCATATTGTTTGGACTATACATTATATCCAAATAATTAATTTCTTTTTTATTATCCATTTATTGACATTACATTGACTTAATAATGGTTGTCAACTTGTTTAAGATTGGTTTATAAATAACTTACGATTCATAATTAAATTTAAAAATTAATAATGATAAAAATGAGAGAAAACATAAGTAAAATCAAGGTTTTTAGACCATCATTTAATAAAGTTAAAATTAATTTTTTAAAAATTTTCTTCTTTAAAACAGTTCTAAACTACAAATTCAACAAAATTCCCCAACAAGTTTTATTTTTTTTCAGCTTATTTAGTAGGCCTAACGAATCAAAACACAAATTATTGATATGAGTATTTTTTTTTTAATACTAGGTGTTGCAAGTGCTGATGTAAATCCAGCCATGCACTTAATTAAAATTCCTATATCGCAAGGTGTAAAAAAAATAACTTGTGATCAAGCATTTGAGAAAAATACAAAGTTTGTAGAAAATCCTAATTACAAAGAAGGCAACGGAGAAGTGTGGGGTTACTATGTTTATGAAGGTAAGCCAATTTTTTTACATTATTGCAAAGACAAAGATGGGAATTGGGTTAGATGATAGAAATAAAATTAGACCTATATGAGTTAATGATTACTTCTCAAAATGGTTTGATGAGAGTCTATGAATCAATGCGTCTTGGTCATGATTGGGGGCATGGATTTAAAGGTAGTCTTAATGAAAAAATTGCTAAATCAATAAGTGGATCGCAAGCAGAATTAGTGGTTGCAAAATATTTACAAATTGAACACACTTACCATGTCAATCATGGCAACAATGCCGATCTTATATTTCATGACACTCATTTACAAATACGATCTCAATTACCAAAAAAAAATAATAGTCTAATTATTAGACCTCAAGGAAGTAAGGTAGGGGAGATTTATATTTTAGTCATAGACAAAGCACCGATCTTTGAAATTCATGGTTTTGTAAATTCAACTTATGTATTGGGAAGTGAAAAATACTTAACTGATTTTAATATTCCTAATAGGCCTAAATGCCATGCGATCCCAATTAATTTATTAACGCCAATAGACTTACTAAAAAATGGGGCTTGGAACTAATGGCAAATAAAATAAATATTTTTGGTGATATTAGAGTTTGTTCAAAATGTGGTGATCCTGCTGATGTGGTTGAAAAGGGAACTAATTATTGTGCAGATTGTTTAAGTCGTAAATGGACTGGTAAAAATATTAATACATTAACAAAAGAAGTTATTGAAGATGACACTTTACTAAAGGTGGTTAAGCCATGATTCCTTTTCCTAAAAAGAAATACGATATAATTTTGGCAGATCCCCCCTGGTATTTTAAAAGTTATTCAAAAAAAGGAGAAGGAAGAAATGCTACAAAACATTATCCATGTATGGAATTTAACGATCTATTGGATCTTGATATTAACAGTATTGCTAGTGTGGATTGCGTATTGTTTATGTGGGTTGTTGATCCTTTACTTGAGAAATCTTTTGAGCTTATTAAAAAATGGGGTTTCACCTATAAGACAGTTGCTTTTACTTGGGCTAAAAAAAATAAAACAAATGATAACTTGTTTATGGGGCTAGGTTATTGGACAAGATCAAATCCAGAAATGTGTTTGTTGGCCACTAAAGGTAAGCCAAAAAGATTTTTTAAAAATGTAAAACAATTAATTATTGATAAGCGTAGAGAACACTCAAGAAAACCAGATTGTTCAAGAGATAGAATAGTTCAATTATGTGGAGATAAACCAAGAATAGAACTCTTTGCTAGACAAAAAGTAAGTGGTTGGGATAATTGGGGTAATCATTTTGAGTGATGATAAGCAAAACAATTTGTTTGGCCAAGAGGAGATACAAGAGGATTGGCGTAAAGAGTGGGATGGGATGCCTGAGTTTGAGCAATATCCTAAAGAGGCTTATCACAAAATTATTGTAAGGTTTGATAGTGAGGAAGAACTTCAAAATTTTGCCAAACTTATAGGGCAAGATATAAATAATAAAACTAAAAGTATTTGGCATCCAAAACTTAAATTCGCAAATCATTTTAACAAAAGGTACTTGGACAAAGATGAATCCTAAATATCCAATTTATGTAGTTTCTAAAGCTAGATGGGATAGTAGGCTGACCGTTAAGTCTTTAGAAAGAATGAAAGTTCCTTATTTTGTAGTAGTAGAGGAACAAGAATACGAACAATATTGTAGTGTTATTGATGAGTCTAAAGTTTTAATATTAGATAAACAATTCCAAAAAGATTATGACATCTTTGATGATGAGATTGGCAAGGGCAACGGCACAGGGCCAGGTGCAGCAAGAAATTTTTGTTGGGAACACTCCATAAGTAATGGCCATAAAAAGCATTGGGTTATGGATGATAATATTTATGATTTTTATAGATTAAATCGTAATGCAAAAAACATAGTACAAACTGGGACAATATTTAAAGCTGCAGAAGATTTTCATGATCGGTACGAAAATGTTAAGATAAGTGGATTTAACTATTGTAAGTTTTGTATAGCTAGTGAGAAATATCCACCATTTTTATTTAATACAAGAATTTACTCAACACTATTAATAGATAACTCTACTAAATATAGATGGAGAGGAAGATATAACGAAGATACTGATTTGTCTTTAAGGGTTTTAAAAGATGGAGATTGCACCCTTCAATTTAATGCTTTCTTACAAGAGAAGGCTACTACACAAAGGATCAGTGGCGGTAACTCTAAAGAATTTTATGATGAAGAAGGAACTATGAATAAATCAAAAATGTTAGAAAAAATGCACCCTGATGTAGCTAAAGTTGTATGGCGTTTTAATAGGTGGCATCACTTTGTAGATTATTCACCTTATAAAAAGAATTTACCAATTAAAAAGAAAGATCTGATTACCCCTATAGGAGTAAATAACTATGGCATGGTGTTAAAGGAGATTTCTTTATAATGGCTTTTGAAAAATTTGATAAATTATTATTAAACAATAAGGTTTTAAATAGTCATGAGAAATTAATCTATTTAATTTGTTATTCTTTTCGTAATGCCCCTCATGGATGTAGGATAAGCCATAAATACCTTATGCAAAGAACAGGGAT